TCCCGGCGTCGTTGTCCAACGAGATGACACTGATCGGAGGGCCGAATCTGTTTGGCTGCGTTTCAGCGCGAGGATTAAATCTGTCGGAGAAGATGTGTGAAGCGGGGACAACAAGGCAGGCTTGCCGCGAGACAAACGTGGTCTGGCCGCTCGCGTCCGCGATTGGCGACGAATAGCCGACCCAAAATCCAGGCCTTCCGGCTGCGTAGGCCTTGTGCAGTTCGCGGACCTTAGAACTGAATCGCCCGCGACCGTTTTCGTTGTTCTCGAAGACGGCGAACGGCCTGTACGGCACGTTTATCTTTCGATACGGCCACGCGCCGCCCTGCCATTGTGTTTTCCTCTCCAGGTCGAGAACGCCAATCTCTTCTCCGTCGAGTGTGATCCTCGCGTCGATCTTGAACTTTGCGGCGTCACGCTCTGATGTCGGGCGGTTGTTCACAGTCATCTGGAGGTATCGCCCCTGCAGATTGAATCCGACCATGAGTCGCGACGAAAACGCTGCGTAGGCCTTGAACTCCATGTGCTGGGGGGTCTTCATGTCTTCAATGTTCATGCAGTCCTCCATTCCCTCTCGCCCCTACCGCTCGAGCTCGTCACGGTCCTGCCCGTCTCCACGATCCGGCCAGCCTTGGCCAGCTCGTGGATCCGCTTGCCGATCTGGTGAGGCAGCAGCCCGCACCGTGCCGCGATGCCGCTGGCCCCAGCCGGGCCGTCGAGCAGCGCCGCGAGGATCTGCCGCTGGTGCCGCGTAGCCAAACCGCCGGCCTGTTCTGCAGCCGCGTGCGATGTCGCCGGGCCTGATGCCCTGGCGGCTGCGAACAGCGGCAGCGTGGCGATCGTGTCTGGGTAGTAGTCGCTCATTCGTGCTCTCCTCGTCTTTGGTGTATTGGCCGCGTGTCGTGCGGCATACGGCTCGGTCACCGGGGAAGGCTTCCCAGCCCGAACTGCGGTGGTATGGCGTCACGCCCGCGAGACGACCCGTGCGGCGGATGCAGACGCCGCTGCGGCCAGGGTGGGCCGGTCCGTCGATCACTCGTAGCGAATCACTGCGAACCAACCGCGAGGCCCGCGGGCCACGCCTCGTTCGACAATGCGGTAGCGCCCACGCTGGGCGTCCTGGTAGAAGCAGCAGCTGCGGAACGCAGCGTCCGGCGAGCTCGAGGAGAAGCCGATTCCCTCCCGACGGCCTCCAGCCCGGCCGCAATGCGCCAGCACGCCGGTACGGGCCATACGCTCGGCCGCTTCCTGCGCCGAAACGATCGTCGTTACCGTGATCACCTGCTCGGCCTTGGCCGTGGCAGCACAGCACGACAGCACACAAACCATCAACATTGCGAATCTCATGTAGATCCCTCCTTGGAACCATCGAACAACGGGCAACACGCCCACCAACGTCTCGCTGTTTGTCAGTCTTCTAGTCGCCGGTCCAAACCGGCCCGATCCGTCCTGATCGGTCGTACTCCTGTTGGCACACTCGCTGATGCGACTCCATGAGCTTTTCCAGCCACCGCACGAAGTCAGCACCGCTCAGGTGTTGGTCCACCTTTTCAGGCGGCTCGACCGCTGCGGCAATCCGCTCGGCGTTGTGTTTCAGCCATTTCCTCACGTAGCGAACGTGCCCTACGTCTGCGAGTTGGTTGCTCATGTGTTGCTCCTAGAACGGGATGTCGTCGGAGCCGATCGCAGGCGACGCCGCCCGCACCTTTGCTGCCGGAGTTCGTGCCGGCTTGGCGGCCTGCGGCGGCACAGGCCCAGGCAGGTACTTCTTGATCACGGCGCTGACCTTGCCGGCCTTGCTCGTGTAGTGCTCGACCATGGCGATCACCACCTGGCCGAGCACAGCCTCGGGCGACACTCGCAGCGTGTTGCCGTCGGCTTCCAGGCCGATTGCCTTGGCCAACTCGGCGCCCATGTACGGGCGGTGCTTTGGCAGGTCGTGGTAGATGTGCTTGTGGGTGGCGTCGAGCTCAAGCCGCAGCTTCAGACAGATGCCGTCAGGGTTGACCTTCTCATCCGTCTTCCACTGGTTCGGGCCTACCTCGGCCGACACGATCTTCAGCCGGTGGGTGCCGACCGGGACGATGTCGTACTCCTCGGGCCTCGTGCCGTGTACGTCCGCCGCCTCGTCCATCGTCCATTCGATATCCATATCGTCGTTCCTCTCCTGTGGTGGTTTCTTCCGCTTCATCGATGCCCACGAGTCATGCCACGCCATTCGCCACCTCCGGCTCGATCTGCTGGTGGCGTATGGTGATCTGCTTGTCGAGCCGCGCCCGCTGAGTGGGCGACAACTCGCCGGTCGACACGGCCTCGTCCGCCTCATCGCCGATGGTGCCGAGCTCCTCGACGGTGGCCGCGGTGTTCACACGCTCCAGCCAGCCGCCTCGGGCAGGCTGGCCGGCCCCTGTACCGCCGGTAGCGTCGGCAGTTCTTGCAGGCGTCGGCGCCGACGCCACAGGGGACGGGAGCCCGCCGGCCAGCCAATCGGCCAGCCGTTTGCCGGTATCCACGGTGATTGGCTTGGGATCGCCAGAGAACAAGCCGGTGCGATCCTTGGACGCGACGGCAAAGTGGCCGTCGTGAACCAAGCTGAGGCAAGTCGTGAACTCGTACTCGACGCCGTCCCTGGTCTCCGCCTTCATGCCGAGTTTCACGACCTTGGTGCGACCACCCTCGTTCACCTGGGCGGTCTCGGTCTTGCTGCGTGTGGTCGCGATGATGTGGGCAGACGACCGCAGCATCCTGTCGATAAACGCCCGGTGCCGCGGCGTGATCTCGCTATAGGCCGACCAGGTGTTTCCCTTGAACTTGGCCCTGGCAATCTCGTCGACCAGCTCGAGGCAGCCGCCTTTTCCGTTCCACTCGTGCGAGATGGAATCGATAATGATGCAGTCGGCTCCAGCCTGCTCGGCAGCCTCGATGGCTTCGATGTACTTCTCTGGCGTGAACGGCGGCGAAAGGTCGATCACGTCAAACGGGAGGATGGAGTCGTAGAGGTCCGACGATCCCTGTTCGGTGTCGATAACGATGACGTGCTGACAGCCAAGTCCCTTGGTAACTGTCAGGCCACCGTACGTCTTGCCTGATCCGCTTGGGCCTTCCAACAAAAGCCGCAGTTTTGTGGCACTGCGACGGGCCTTTCTGATGTTCACTGCCATTTCCGTGTCCTTTCGTGTTTCGCGAATCTGGAAACCCGCTCCGCTTCCTGCTCGGCGGGCAATACTGTGCGTCCTTGCTGCTGGCGACTCCGTCGCCGCTCCTTCCGACCAACGGTTCCACCGCTGGCCGTTCCTGTGCGATTACCAGGGCAGTACGTTGCCCTCGGGCCACGCCCGCGGGTCGACCTCCACGATGTCGTCGGCGGTCTCGACGAGCAGCTTGCCGTTGTGGTGGCCGATCACATCGCCGTCGTCGAACGAGCTATGAGGCCAGCCGGCGAGGCGGAAGGTGACTCCCGTGCCGATGGCAAAGGCGTTCACGTCGCTGCCGTAGGTTTCTGACATCCCGGCGACGGCTCCGGCGTATTCACGATCATGAGCATCCATGTAGTTCGTCTCCTTTGCTTGTGGGGTGGAAGTGTACGTCTGACCAGTTGTGAGTCAATTAGTGGATAGGGATTCCAGTTGGCGAAATGAGGACTAGAAACTGCGTTCATCACTCGTGGGTTTGCGTGTGCCGCTAACGTCACTTGGGTGCGAGAGAGTACGGATAGCGTTACTTCTGTCAAGCAAGAAATCGGGAGAGCGTGGAAACAACCAGGTCGATGCACTTGGCGATCGCCTGGGCGAGGTCCGAGTCAGTGCCCAGCTGCTGGCCGAGGCGGATGAAGACGAGGGCTTGAATCAGCCGGTCGAGTTTCTGTTTCACCGCTTAGCCCTCCTTGGCCGAGAGAATCCTGTGAGCCCGCTGGCACTGCGGCCGGCAGGCGAGTCGTGTTTTCAGGCAGCGCTAACCGTGACGGCAAAGCCCTGCAGGATGCCGCCGACGGTGCTTGCGGCCTCGGAGGCCGTAACCCAAGTGCCGTACCGCAGGCCAGCCGCTGGGCACGCAACGCTGTAGCGAGCAGCCCCAGGCTGCCGCTGCCACCGTTCCCGGCCGTCAATGCCAGTGATTCGCACGAGCGGGTTATGGCAGTAAACGTGAACGTCTGGGCGGCCGATGTAGCGGCACTCGCCGGAAGCCATGCCGTCGATCTGCTGGCGAAGGTACTTACTAGAGCTCATAGTTTCGTCTTTCTGCTTGAGGTCCGCGAGTCTCGGTTGCTCGCTCGGCCCTAGTGTACCGTTATCGTTACTTCGTGCAAGGGCTCTTGAGAAGATTTCTTTGGGTGCGGCTTTCCTCGAGGATTACGAGGGCTTCCGCTTGCGGCTGGGCTTGGGTGCCGCCGGCTTCTCGGCCCGCCTGCCGACAGAGCGGGTGGACAGGCTGGCCTTGAGGGCCACGGCGTCGGCCCGCTTGACCAGCCAAGCCCGCTGGCCGGCCTTCCAGCCGGTCAGCCGGGGATCCTCGGCGATCAAGAGCCGCCGGATGTAGCCCTCGGTGCAGCCGCAGAGCTTCACTGCTTCGGCGACTGTGATCCATTCTTTGTCTGGCGAGGCCACGGCAATCATTCCTGCAATGTAACGCTAGCGGTTCTAGTGTCAAACATACGCGGACAACCTTGGTCCGTATTTCACGAGGTAGGCGCCGCTTCGGATTCCTGCTTTGCTCCGTTCACTGGAAACGCTGTACACTATCACCTCATCCCAAATGGGGCGATTGTTCTAGCGGATGGGGTGCAGATTGAACCTCTGTACAAGGTGTGCAGAGTTTCAAGCGGATTGAGCGGACGGCCAACCTTGGTCCGTACCCTTGAGCCGAAAACTTGAACGTCTGTACACTACCCGCTAGGATCGCCCCTCAAACACCAAAGAGGAGAGCGAAGATGCAGCTGAAAGACCTGTTGATTGACCGATTTGCCCCACACAAGGACCTGTGCGACCGGACGGTGGCGATGTACGTGGCAACGCTGGCCCGCCTGCGGGACTTCCTGGGCCGGGAGCCGACTGTAGACGACCTCGACGATCTGACGATCGCCAAGTTTCTGCGGTGGCGGCGTGTCACCCAGCACTCACGCTGGAAATTAATCAGCCCGGCGTCCTTGGCAAAAGACTCAGCCCACATCCGCACCTTGTGGAACTGGCTGGCCAAGAAGCGGTGGAAGCGGTCAGACGGCCAGATGATCGAGTTCCCCGACTACGCCAGGCCGAAGGTCCCGCGGCCCGTGCCGAAAGCCTACAAGGCCGAAGAGCTCGTACGGCTGGTGGAGGTCGGCCGGCAGCGGAAGGGCCTGGTCTCGGGCGTGCCGGCGGCCTGGTACTGGCCGACCAAAATCATGGCCATGTTTCAGACCGGCGAGAGGATCGGTGCGGTGTTGCAGATCCGCTGGTCGGAGGTGGACCTCGAGCGGCACACGCTGACGTTCCTGGCTGCCACCCGCAAGGGCCACAGGGAGACGATTACGCGGCCGATCACGCCCGACCTAGCAAAGATGCTGGCGACCCAGAAAGGCCCGCCAGAGGCTCGCGTATGGCCCTGGCTGGACGACCGGGAGCCGCTGTCTGCGTACAACAGCCTGCGGGTGCTCTGCCGGGTGGCCGGCGTGGACTACAAGCCATTCCACGCCATCCGCAAATCGACGGCCTCGTACCTGAAGCGGGCCGGGATCTCGGCCAGGAAGCAGCTGGGCCACTCGTCCGAGGAAATGGCCGAGAACCACTACTACGATGAGGAGATCACCGGACGGGAGTCCAACCTGGACTACCTGCCGGATCTCGACAGGCCGCACGAGCCGCCAGCCGCGTGACCCTTGACCAGTTCTGTCAAATGCCCATACGTCGCCCGGCTGGCAGGCAGCGGACATATAACCCGTGTCGCCGACCCAGCCGGGCGGCGTCTCATTTTGGAATCTGGAATGCCTCACGTCATCCTTCGCTTCCGACTGCCCGATGAGCAGACCGAACTGACCGCCGCCCTCCAGGGTGCCGACGCCAAATCGGTGATCTGGCAGGTCGATCAGTATTGCCGTGGCGTCCTCAAGCACGGCGAACCGACACCGGAAACGCGGCATCACCTAGAGCACATACGCGAGATACTCAGGGACAGTCCGGGGTTACTCGATGACTGAGTGTCAAGGTTTTTAGCAAAAAAACTGAGGGCAGAATGAGCGAACACTGGCTGCAACACGCTCACGGTCGCATTGTTGCAGGCGACGATGAGCTAGAAGTGCTGGCAGATTACGGCTGGGTGCAGATCACCGCCGAGGAGCGGGAGGCGATTGAGTTTTTCGCAGACATTCACGCCGACGACGACCCGCCTCACGAATACGCCGACACGCTCCGCTCGCTGCTGGAGCGACTGCACACTAAGTAGCCACTAGCGTCACGTTGTGCGTAGCGACACGTCCCCGAGACGTATCCCAAAAGCGACGAAAAAGCGACGTTTGCCGATACGATCACTCCGGCCCTGCCGCTTCACACTCGGCAAGGCAGGCTGCGTATCCAGCCAAGTCGATCGGCCCGTCTGCTGTTTTGTTTGGGCCAAGGAATCTAGCGACCTTATCGAACGTCATGAAGATCGCCCAGTCGCTTTCAGTGAGCGGACGTTTTAGAACGTCGGCAAAAGCGGCGTTGATCATCCCGATGGTGCGACGAAAGTGATGGCGTGGGCCGCCGTACTTTGGGCGTCGGTCACGCACAACGTCGATGGCATCCAACAGCAACCTTTCGGCTGGGCTGATGTCGCCCTGGTCCGCCAGCAGGCTGTCTCCCGTGAACCGCTCGGCGTACTTCTCGGCAGACGCCTGCGTGATCTCGCGCCACCGCTCCGGCGCTTTGTCTTCTGGCGTGTGGCACTTACCACCGTCGCAGCAGCCGCCAGATGTGTTTCGCATCCAGTCGGCATACTCGCCACCCGCGGCGTCGGTCTCGTCGACGCTGGGCTGGCCGGCCAGCCGGTTCTCGACGGCTGCCCGCAGCTGTGCGTTGGTGTCCTCGAGGTCCGTGATTGTTCCTTGCATGCGTTTCCTTTCGATGATGAGTCTGGCGACATCGGCCGCCAGTGATCCTGCTGTGCCAGTCCACTGTCCTTGGTACCGATACGCTCGTTTGCGAGCCTCGGCGATGTAGTCGTCGCTCAAGTCGTAAACCATGCGTCAACGCGTCCGTAGGTCGCGGTCGCAGAACAGTGGATACGCACGCGTCACCTCGTTGCGGCCGTGGTCGATGATTGCCATGCCCTGGCATGGCCTCTCTGGTGAGGCGACCCTCTCGGCGTATGGGCTGTGGCCAATGACGCTCCCGTTCGCCACGTAGCGTGCACCACGCAGCCAGCCGAACGAGTGGTAATGGCCGAAGATCGTCAGATTCGCCTTGCGTCCCGCGTCCCACCGGGCGATGGCCTTGGAGGCCGGTAGGGCCAGTCCGTAGACACCACCAGCGAACCGGATGGAGTGGCCGTGGGTCGTGCGTACGAGGAAGCCGTCGAGGTCGACGTAGCCCAGGTGGCCCTCGGCTATCTTCCATTGCACGTTTTTGTTTTTCTCCTCGCGGGCCAGCGTGAAAAACATCAACTGTTCCCACGAGTGGTCGAGCTCCGTGGCAATGCGGTTTTTCTCTGTGGATCTTCCGTGGTTGCCTGCGTTGGTGCAGACCACCACTTCGTCGGCGTGCTGAGCCACGTTGTCGATGAGTCCACGCAGCCGCTCGGCGATCCACCGCGTGGCGTTCATGGGCGAAAGCTGGGCCACCTCGACGCAATCCGGGTGGATATGG